AAAATCTTTTATAAAATAATTTGCTTCTACCATACATGCTGCAAAAAGAGCATTATAGCAAAACTCACTAAAATAGTTTGATGTTGTTACACTTGTACCTGTAGCACTAGCTAAAGCTAAAGGTCTACGTGTAAATTGTATTTCACCTGATACTGCAGATGCAGGTGTTGGTACAATATAAATTTGTGTATTAGTTTTTCTTGAATAATATCTTGGTGTTCCTGTTGATGCACTAGCATAAGGAAAATAATCTATTGCATACTCATAGGTTCTTTGTAATAAATTAATTTTTGAATTAGCAGGGATTGCTGCTGTTGAAACACTTGTAGTATAGTTTACATTTCTTACAACTAATGTATCAGCAGGTAAACTAACTACTGGATTAGAAGCTGTAAATGAAAAAGTAGAAAAGTTATCTAAACCAGAATCATCTAGTTCTTTTACTATTCTACCTTCAGCTTTCTCTACAAAGTAAGGAATATGTTCCTCAAACTCTGATGAGTTATTTTCTATAGTATTTATTATATCAGTTTTAAGAAATGAATAATTAGGCACTATGTTATCCTGTTATTAAAGTAACACTACCTGCATCTGGAGTAGATATACTTATTGTTCCACTACATAATACACCCATTTCTCCAAAGTACATATCTGATTCTGCACTTGCAGGAACTTCATAGGTTATTACTGTACCTGTTTGGTCTCCTATAGCTATTACTCCTGCTATACTAGAATAAGAATGAACTCCTAATATTCTTGTTCTATCAGGAGTGACAATAATATCTCCATCTCCTGCTCTTTTATTAACTGTTCTAATATTTGTTGCCATTTTAAATCCTTATAATAGGGAGGATATATTTCAACCCTCCCTAAATTGTTAATGGTTATGCACCTGCATTACCAAACCAACCTCTCCAGTCAGATACTCCAAAAGAATATCTTTCTCTGGCTTTGAAACGTAAGTTTCCAGTATCAAAATCTGGCTCCATCTTAGTTTGTAAAGGTGTTCTATTGAACATCTTTGAACCATTAGGAACATCAGTTTTAATAAAGAAAGCATTAACATCTGTAAATCTTCTATTAGTCATATATCCACTTGGGAATACTCCTAAGTTTCTTACAGAGTTAATGTCATTATCTGCACTACCTACAATTCCTGGTGTATTTAATAATACATCACATGTAAACATTAAGTCTACAGGTACGTGTAAAGATACAGCAGAAGAACCAATTAAGATACCTCTGTCATCTTTAAACTTTTGAATTGCAATTACAGCAGACTCTAAACTAGCTTCTGAGATTGCTGCTGCTGTACCTATATTACTTTGGTTTCCATCTCCAACAGTTGGATGTGCAGTATTAAATAAACTTACTCCATCTCCTTGTGCTGTAGTAAAACCTTCATTATATAGCTTTGCAGCTTTTACTTGTTTAGTGTTTGCCATTGCTCTAGCTAATCCTTTTGCTCTTAACTTTGCAAAAGTATCATATAGATTGTCTTCCATTGCTTCTTCTGTGATAGCAAAAGCTAAAGCTATAGTCTCGTTTGTATAACGAGCTGTGAAGCTTTCTCCTGCATCATCATAAACAACAGCAGCACCTTCTTGTTTTGTTGGAGCAGTACCAAATCCTGTAAAGAGGACTTCCTCTTCAAAAGACCTATCTGAATTTTCTACTTCATATAGTGGTTCATGCTCATTATTAACTTCTCCATACTCCATTCCAAAGACTGCATTCAATCCAGGAAGGAGTTCTTTGCTTATAGCAGCTCTATTTATTGGCATAATTTATCTCCTAACCTGTTACTGTTGCTGTTATATAATTGTCAACATGGTTAGCAATACGTACTTCATACCAAGGATATTGGTCTGTTACACCTATTGATGCTCCAGTACCTGTATCCCAAGGTGCTCTACGTATAACTCTTAAATTACCTATTGACTCAATAGGACCAGATGCGTCTAAAACATAAGCACTTTGTCCAGTTTTATGACTTCCTGTTCCTCCAATATATACTCCATTTTTTATACCAACACCAAAACCTGCAGCAGCAGTTACTGTTGCATCAGCTTGGATAAAAAATGTTTGGGCAGGGTCACTTGCAATATGAATTTTTACATCAGTTGCTGTAACTCCACCAGTAATACTTCTAGCAAATTTCTGTTCTCCACTAGCATTTACAAAACTACATCCTTGAAAAACACCTGCAGCTTTAATAGATACTCCATCAGCACAAGGCTTAACTGTACCTGCAGGTTCAATTATAATTGGGTCACCTGTAAATATGTCTGAAGGCACTAATGCTGAAGCCACTAAAGGACTACAGGGATTCAAATCAATAGTTCGTATACCAGTAGAGTTAGAACCATCACCATTTTTCTTAGCTATTTGTAACCCTCTTGGGGCATTTACACTTGCCATAGTTCATTCTCCTTTGATTGTTAAAAAAGCAACAAAAGACTTACTTCTGAAAACTAGGTTGTTTACCTTTTGTTACTGTTGATTTACTTGAATTAGAAATGGGCATACTAGAATTATTTCCTCTCATTAATTGACTGTTAACAGCTTCCATTAATTTATCAGATTTATTTCTGTAAAACTCACTTCTACTTTGGAATAACTTGGTAGGTATTTTACCTAACGCAACGTCTCCACGACAGACTGCTCCAGAGTATCTTCCTTCCATCTTCACGACTGATGTTTGTTCTATCTCAGGTACTTCTTTAATATCAACAAATTTCCAACCTTCTTGCATTTTTTTACCAATGTATTTAAAATCATCTTGACCTTTAAGAGTTATTCTTAACCATCCAAGAGTCATTCCTTCGTCTTTGAAACGATTCTCTACTGCTTTTGGTATGTGTAAACTATCTTGTTCTTCAAACTGATAATTAATTTCTTCGTTAGTATTATTTTCTCTTAGTTGAGAACTACGTGTATTGATTCGTGTTGTCATTATTTACCTCCACGTTGCATGTTTATAGTTGTATACTCACCTTCAGCACTTGTTGCTTTTAGCTTTTCTTGAGCATACTGTTCAAGGGGTATATTCCATTTATTAGCTAATCTTACATCTTCTTTTGTTAGTTTAACTTTATTCTTAGAACTAGGAGTGCTACGTGTACCTCCTGCTACCACTTGTGCAGGTGACGTTTCCTGCTTACGAGTTTCCTCAACTGGTTCATCTTTATACCTATGAGGAAAAGCTTCTTTCAATCTATTATCTACTTCTGTATAATAATCGTCATCAGTAGGATTAAAACCTTCTTCTTTTAAATCTGCATCTATTGCTAGAGCAGCAGCAGTTCTTATTTTATCTTCACCAAACCAATCATTTTTTTCTGCCCAACTTTGTGCCTTTGGGTCAGGAGTTGGTTGTTGTTGATATTGAGGTTGTTGCACTTGTTGTTGTGGTGCTTGAACCTCTGGTTCTTTAAACTGCATCTTTGTTGCACCAACTGATTTTAAATCATTCTGTGCATCATTTAGAAACTCTTGAGCCTTTAATATTTTATCAGCATCTCCATCTTGATGTGCTGTTGTATATGCATTTCTAGCTAATTCTAATTTATCTTTTAATTGTTTTTCAGTTGCATCTAAATTTAATTTACTTATATTTGTAAATTCTTTTTGTGTATTATTTAATTTAGAACTTAACTCTTCATTTTGTTTAATTAATCTAGAAACTTCTTCTTCTTTTTCTTTTCTTTGTTTAATTAATTGTCTTATTCTTTTTTCTGCACCTTTAGTTTGAATACCTTCAAGTTCTTTTGGCTCTTCTTTTTTTACTTCAGGTTCTTCTTTTTTTACTTCAGGTTCTACTTTCTTAGGTTCTTCTTTTTCTACTTCATATTCTACTTTTGTTTCTTCTGGCTTTTCAGTTTGGACTTCACTCCATTCTTGCTGTTGTTCCATTTTATTCCCTTTCGTTGTTAACGAGACATACGAGTTACGTTATATTAATATTATACTATATTATTTTAAAGTATGCAAGTATTATTACACACTATGTTTAGATAAATTAAAAGTAGGGTCTAATGTCTTAGGACTTTCTACTTTCATAATAATTTGGTCATCATATAAAAGAATATACTTTATTCCTTTATATTGTATTTTTTGTCCTGCATGTTTACCATAGCATACATAGTCATTTAATTCACACCAAGGTCCTTTAGGAAACTTTTCCATATCATGGTAAGCTAAATCTCCTAAAGCTACAACTTGTCCTACTGTAGTAAGATAAGCCATATCATCTCTGGTAGAGTCTGGTAATAATATACCACCTTTAGTTTTTTCTTTAATTGAAACAGGTCTTACTAAAACATGATACCCAGGTAAATCTGGTAACATATCTGGATTTAATTTATCTTCTTTAGAAATCCACATATCATTTTTAATACTTTTTGCCATGCTTACTTGTTGCATTATTCTTCTTCTCCTTCATACATTTTTTTTGTTATAGTTTTAATTACCTCAATAGACCATTCAATTCCTTGAATACGACCTACGAGTTGTTTATAATTAGCAAATGAATCTGCTTGTCCATTTGCTAAATTAATTCTTAATAAGTTAAGCTCCTCGTCAAATTTACGAAGAGCTTCATTAGATACTTCCATTTATCTTATTGGTCTGCAAATGCAGGTGCAGTAGTTGAAGTTACATTTCCAAAGACTTGATAGTTTGTGCTATCAAGACCAATAAATGTTACATCAAAAGCTGCAGGTACATTTAGTTGTAAACTACTATTAGAACTACCATTTGGATATACAATAGCATTATCAGCATTAGTATCTAAATGCACAATATTACCTTTATAAAAATTAGTATTACCTGGTGTTATAAATATTGCATCAGTAGCATCAGTAGCTCCACCACCATAAACAAATTTATAAGCTACACCTGCTTCTGGTGCAGGAAGTGTATAAGTATTATCTTGTCCACCATCTGGTACTAAATTAATTCTACCACCATGAGTTGTATTTACAATAGTAATATTACCATCTGCTAATACTACAGGTGTAACAACTTCACCTTTATTACCAAAGGTAATATTTTCTGTTATTGCTCCTGTGCTTGAGTTTTTAGTTACTGATTTAAAACCCTCTTCAGACCTAATTGGTCCACTAAAAGTTGTGTTTGCCATAATTTATTCTCCTTAAATAAAATTAACCTGTAGTCTTGGCTTGTCTGCTAGGGCAGTCTACAGGAATAAAATATCCCTAGTTATTCTTTGCATCTTGAAGTATTGCTTTAGACATTACATCTAATAATTTCATACTTCTATCTTTATCATCTGTTGTTTCCATTTGAGCTATTTTTTCTAAAGATTGTTTTCTAATTTTTTCTAAATCTATTTGTGATTTTTGTTCTGCTATTTCTGACTTAGCAATTAAATCTAATAACTTCATTGTTTCTTTACTTTGTCTATCAAGGTCACCTTTTTCTTTTTTCATTATAGCTGTTTGACCTGCAACTCCTGCATCCTTCATTAACTTAGCTTCTTCTAGTTGTAATTTCTGAGCATCTAATGAAGACTCAACATTTAATTTAGCTTCTTCCATTTTTAATTCTTTTTCTTTTAATCCTACTTCAGCTTGTTTTAATGCAACTAATTGTTGTTCAGGTGATTGTGCTTGACCCATAGCTTGATTAGCATTTAATACTTGCTGTGCTGCTTGAGCCATTGCCATCTCTGCTATTGAAGCAACTTGTGATTGTTCTGGTGGTAGTTGTTCTAATCCCATTCTTGTAATACCATTTACTTGTTCTTGATATTTCATAACAGAATGTTCTTGTATATTAGATTCTAATATTGGTTTAATTCTAGCCATAATAGGATTAGCACCATTTTGTGGGTCTTGTAAATAAGCCATTTTAGTTTGTATATGGGCATCATGATTTTGACCTTCAAATGCTTTTATTGGAATACCTTTTGTTGCTGCCATAATATCTGATACTGGGTCCATCTGTTGTGGTTCTTTTTTAGGTGGAAGTATCTCTTCTATATTAGGCATATTAGCAGCATTTAATATTGTTCTATTTAATGCTTCTATATTAAACATACCAGGAGGTGATTGCTGTGCCATTTGGAGAGCCATTTGACTGAGCATCATTCTATGTGCATTAGAAGGAATGTTAGGGTCTGAGACAGGGATTACATCAACCCTTCCATCAAAATCTTTCTTAAACACATTCTGTTCAGCAAAAGGAACTTCATAAGGATACTCTGAAGGTAAATACTCATAGTCTATACGTGCAAGAATCTTAAACTCTTCTCTTTGAGATTTATGTAATCTTTTATGTATAGCTGAAAAGAATTTACTTGAAGCTTCCAATAAAGCCATAGTAGTACCAACAGGTCCATAAGATGCTGCATCAGAAACAATTTGTTCTGTGCTATCAGCAAACTTTTGACCTGCTGCTGTTACGAAACCTAACATCTGAAATAAAGTAGAGGAAGGCTCTTTATAGGGGAGAGGGATAATTGCCTTGCTTAAGTCTACTCCAGTTGCTTCTATTTCTTTAAATTCACCAGGACTAATTGGTTCATTATCACCAACAAGTCGTACACCTTTTGCTTTAAATCCTCCTGGTAGGTTTGCAAATTGACCTGCGTCTACTAGGCTTCTCATAGCTGCAGTTGCAGTCATAGTTAAGTTACCTAGAAAGTGCATCAAGCCAAACCCATAGAATCCAAATCCAGGAACAAATCTGTAGTGGACAAAATGGGAAATCTTTTGTTGTTGTTTATCATCTTTCTTATAGTTTCTTCTTATACTTAAAATAGTTCTAGATTGCTCTTCCACAGTAACAATGTAAGGAAGAGCATAGTCTTCTTCTATTTCAAGATAACAATGTTGTTCTAATAATGTATATTGTGGGTCACTACTTTCTGTAGGAGACAATCCTAATATTGTATCCATCTTTTCTGAGAAAGATGTAGGATTAGGATTAGTAGCTTCAGGTAAATCTATATCATCATAAATACCTGTACGCATATCTTTATCTAAGTCTACAGGACTTCTATAAATAACGTGTGTATATCTATCTGCTTTACGTAAGTTAGAAGAATAGTATGAAACATAAAATTGGTCTATAGGAATAAATTCAGATACTGGTCTTTTAAGATTAGCATCATAATAAACTTTTTTAAATGCTGAACCTATAAGAGGTAAATGAAATAACATTCTTTCAAACTCATCAAAGTATTCTGGCATCTGCTCAGTTACTTGATAGTTCATAAAATCTTTTACTCTATTAGATTGCATTTCTCTTTCAGGAGTTGCCTTACCTAATATTTGTGTTTTAACTGGACCATTAGCAGGAAACATTTCTTGTATAGCTTTTGATTGAAACTTAACTGCTGATTCAATTAACATAGGATGAACAGCAGTACAAGCACCCTCAAAAGGTTCACTTGAATCTTCTATCTTTAATCCTAGTAAATCAAATCCTCTTTCAAACATTGATTCCCATTCACCTCTAGAATCTTTGTCTGCTGTATAATTATTAATTACATCTTCTGCAATTTGTGATAACTCACCTTCATCTAAGTCATTAGCTATATTACCATACCATTCTTTCATTTCACCTTCAGGTTCCATTTCTATAGTAGTCTGGGTGAAGTCTACAGTAACTCCCCCATCTTCATCTGGTTCTATAGTTGGTGCTCCTGTTGCTTCTTTAATTTGTTCTGGAAGCTGTACTACATTTGATAATGTTTCTTCTATTTTATCAAATGGATTTTTTTCTATTGCCATTATATTGCCCT